CTACAGGGGTCTACAGTGTGCAGGTAGGTTACCAGCAATCTGCCCTAGAGAGTTTAGGGTTACAGGCCCTAGAATTGGAAGTGTTGCAAGGGGGTTTGCCTATTGGAATTGACTCATAAACCTTGCCCCTACCCTATTTGCGGTAGTTCAGACGCCTTCACCTTTAACACTGAAAAGGGGGTGGGTTACTGTCATAGTTGTGGGGAGTCCTACCCATCCAGTAGGGTTAAGTATGATTGGGCAGAGAGCAAATACCCCCCAAGGAAAAGTTATAGTTTTGAGGTAATAGACGAACAGATGAAGAAAGAGTATCGAGACCACCGGGGAATTACTGCTCGAACGATGCAGTCTTACGATGTTGAGACTGATATTGACGAGAACAACAAAGAAATTCGTCACGGCTATAAATACCCCGATGGAAAAACAAAGTATCGTATCTTTCCTAAACAGTTTACTGCTGACACAGGTTTGAAGACAGATGTGTTCTGGGGCATGAACAAATTCAATGGAGGTTCTGCTAAGGCAGTTACAGTTTGCGAAGGTGAATTGGATGCTATGTCAGCCTTCCAAATGCTTGGTTCTAAGTATCCGGTTGTATCCTTGCCGTCAGCTACCCCTAAGCGGACTATCCTTGAGAACTGCTTTGACTGGTTGAATAGCTTCGAGAAGATTTATCTCTCTCTGGACACTGACGACAAAGCAGAAGCCTTTGCTATGAACCTGATGAACCTGTTTCCTGGCAGGGTCTATAAGGTAAATCACGACAAGTATAAGGATGCTAACGAGTTCCTGCAAGCTGGCGCTGCACAAGCTTACACTAATGCTTGGTGGAATGCTAAACTATTTACCCCGTCTACTATCTTGTCTGATGCTAGTGACTTCCTCGAACTGTATGAGGATACTCCAGAGCATAACTATATCCCCACAGGTATTCCTGAGTTGGATGCTAAAATCCTTGGGCTTATGCAGGGTCACTTTACTGTTCTACTTGCAGAGACAGGTATTGGTAAAACGGAGTTGATGCGTTACCTAGAATACAACCTGATCAAGAACCACCCTGACGTAAGGTTTGCCACTTGGCACCTTGAGGAAACCCCGCTACGGTCTCTGTTGGGGCTTGTGTCATACGACTTGAACGACAATCTTACCCGGAAGGATTTGGTAGAGAAAAAAGGTAAAACCGAAGTCGTTAAGGAATCTATCAAGAAGATTTCTGACAACGGAAATTACTACCAGTTCACTCTTAAAGAGTCAGATAGTATTGAGGCTTTGTGTGATCAGATCAGGTTCTTATCGGAAGCTTGTGGTTGTAAGTACATCTTCTTTGAGCCAATTCAGGACGTTTTGTCTGTGTCTGATGAAAAAGAAAAAGAAAGTAAACTTGCTTCACTAAGTATCCAGTTGTCTAAAATGGCCTCTAAGCTTAACGTGGGTATTGTTACTATTGCTCACACTAATGAAAATGGGGATGTAAAGTACTGTAAGATGGTGAGCCAACGGGCATCTGTCCGTATTGTGTTGTCAAGGGATAAAGACGCAGACTCCCTCGTGGAGAAGAATACTACCTACCTTCGAGTGACAAAAAATCGTCCTTGCGGGTTGGAAGGGGATGCGGGGGCCTTGACATTCGATGATCGAACGTTTAAGTTGACTCCAAGAGAACAAGGATTCTAGTGATGCAGATCAGACATTACCCCATCTTCAACACTAAGAAGGTAGAACAACTGTATACCGAAAAGGATGGTGTGCTAGTTACCTACGTCTGCACTACGGGGCGAGAGAATGACACTTACGCTAGGGATATCTTCTATCGGGAAACCTCTCACCCTGCCTATGGTAACAAGTATTTTGGGTTGTTCTATCATCCTCTTGATGCAACCCTGCTAATTAACTCTGCTGATTGGGTTGAAGACCTTACGTTTGCTATGATCCAGTCGGAGGGTTGGTATTACTACAGTAGCCACCGTTGGGATATGGTTAATACTGCTGTAGGATTTATTGATGGTGGTAGGGCCTATACTCGAGTGGGGGGTTCTATTGTCCCTAAGTATGAAACGTTTGTAGTCCGTAACGGACAGTTTGTGATGGCCTCTAATGAATGAGTTACGGGAGAAAAGATTACTCCTGCTTGCTACAACCCCTAATACTTGGCACAAACGCTTCTACAGCCAATACTGCCCCTTGATTAATAGGGGGCTAGTTCGTTGGGTTATTGGCACGGCTTTCTTAACACCAGAAGGTGAGAAACGACTTAAGGAGTTAACCAAATGAAAATCTATCTAGTGTTAGCTTACGATCAATATTACCCAAATGGTGATAACGTTAAGGGTGTATTTACTGATGAAGACGATGCAGTAGAGCTCGCCGCTTCTCTATCTGCCTACACACCGGGTTGCCGACGCTATGAGATTGTAGATATTGTAGAGAAGGATATGCTACTTTGAAAACTCTAATTGACTGTTGGGTGCTTCGATCTGGTGTCTACAATGCTGTATTCAAAGATAAGGCTCAGGCCCTATTAGAACTAAGTAACCCCTCTACTTTAGAGCGGTTTCCAGAGAACACTGTGTTTACCCTTCAACCAGGGTATGTGGTGGTAGATTATGAAGCCCCAAAGAAAGCTAAAAAACCAAAGAAACCTAAACTTTTGAGTAAGTAGGGGAGACCAATGCGCTTTATCGTAGTAGATTCGGAAACAGACAACCTTCAAGACGTAGCCACTAAGGTGTGGGTTCTAGGTTGGTCGGACGATGGAGTAAATTTTCATACAACAAACAACTACGATGAAATGCGAAAGGTTTTGTCAGGAGATTTTAATGAAAGACGTTTGGTGTGCCATAATGCCGTCAGATTTGATTTGGTGGTTTTTAACCGCCTACTTGGTATGGACCTTAGTTATCTTGACTTTGTGGACACTTTGCCTCTATCTTGGACCATCAACTACCAACGAGACAAACACGGACTTGAAAGCTACGGAGAAACCTTTGGTGTCCCGAAGCCAAAGATCACCGATTGGGAAGGTCTTACATACGAAGAATACGCACACCGTGTCACGGAAGATGTGAAGATTAACTGGCTTCTCTGGCAGGATTTGCAACGGAAGCTTAACGTTCTCTACGATAAAGATGGGAAAGAAATCCTACGGTATATTAACTACCTTAACTACAAGATGGATATGGCCCGTGAGCAAGAGGCTAACCCCATTACAGTTGATCTAGTATCTGCACAAAAACATCTAACTGAACTCGAAAGACAACGCGATGAGAAATACGTTGAACTCTTGGCTTCTATGCCTAAAGTTGCTGTTATGGAAACCAAAAGCTACCCCAAAAAACCCACTCTCAAAGACGGAGGACTAAGCGCACAAGGTATCAAGTGGCAAGCCCTTCTAGCGTCCCTTAAACTGCCTCTGGGCACAGTGTCAGACGTTACCTACGTTAAAGAGTATATTGAACCTAACCCACAATCTGACGTTCAGGTTAAAGCTTGGTTGACTGACCTTGGTTGGCAATGCAAGACCTTCAAGTTTGATCGCAACAAGGTAACAGGGGAAACTAAACAGATACCGCAGATCAGGTATCCTAAAGGTCATCCAAGCGAGGGGGAACTGTGTGAGGAAGTTGTAGAGTTGGGCGAGAAAGACCCTGCTGTATACGTCCTTGCGGGTCTCTCTATCATCAAGCACAGGGTAGGTTTCTTCCAAGGGTTTATCGACAACCACAAAGAAGGAAAGCTTGTTGCATCCATTGAAGGTTTAACTAATACCCTTCGCTTCAAACACAGAAAGCCGTTAGCAAACATTCCTGGTGTGGACAAACCTTGGGGAAAAGAGATTAGGTCTTGTATCATTGCCCCAGAGGGTTACGTTATCTGCGGTTCAGATATGGTAAGTTTAGAGGATAATACTAAGCGTCACTATATCCAACCGCACGACCCAGAGTATGTGGCAGAAATGCAACAGGAAGGGTATGACCCGCACCTCTCGCTTGCAGTCTTCGCTGGCGCTATGACTAAAGAACAATACATTGAGCATACTACTGGTATTAAGAAATACAACGATATCCGTAAGCCCTTCAAAGTTACCAATTATTCATCTACTTACGGTATTCGTGAGAAGAAACTAGCCCGTGATCTTAACTGCTCTGTGGCTTTCGCTAAGTCTCTACTTGACGCTTTCTGGGCTAAGAATTGGGCTGTTCAAAAGGTTGCTCAAGACTGTGAGGTAAAACACACTGGACAGAGTATGTGGCTTAAGAACCCCGTCTCTGGTTTCTGGTATCAACTGAGGGCGGAAAAAGATCGCTTCTCAACCTTAAACCAGGGGACAGGGGTCTACTGCTTTGATACTTGGATTTACAACGTGAGGAAGCTTGGTTGTGTTATCAATTTTCAATTTCACGATGAGAAAGGTTCTGTCGTCAAGGTAGGGCAGGAGCAATGGAGAAAGGACCTGTTGGAGAAAGCTATGGAAAGGACTAACGACACACTACAACTTAACGTGCCCTTGGGTATTGACGTTAAATTCGGAAAAACCTACTCGGAAGTCCACTGAGGCTATTGACTTTAGCCCTCTCAATACCTATATACCTTAATCAACTAAAGGAAACCAACTAATGGC